GTAAAGAACGGGGCCGAGTGGATTGACGAAACGTCTTACACATACGCTGACGCAATGATGGCAATGCGGGACAAAAAGAAATGATCGAACAGCGCAGCCCTGAGTGGTTCCAGGCGCGCAGTGGGCGCGTGACAGGCTCGAGTGTTGGAGCAATCCTTGGCCTGTCACCGTTCATGTCGCCCGACGATGTTATGCGCCGGATGGTGCGCGATGCGCATGGTGCGGAATCTGAGTTTCGAGGCAATGCCGCAACGCAGTGGGGCGTGATGAACGAGCCCGGTGCCTGCGTTGAATACGAAATGGAAACCGGCAACAAGGTCGAGCTGTGCGGGTTCTTCACGTTTGAAGATTGGCTCGGCGCGTCACCCGACGGGCTGCTGGACACAGCGGGCCTCGTCGAATTCAAGTGCCCGTACAGTCTGCGGAAAGGCGAGGGGTCGTTTAAGACAGCGCAGGAGCAGCAGCATTATTATGCGCAGATGCAGATCCAGCTGCTCGTGACCGATCGGGATTATTGCGATTTCTTCCAGTGGGCGCCTGGGCGGACATCTCTTGAAACGGTGTCGCGCGATGACGTTTACATCGCCGACATAGTGCCGCGCCTGCGTGCGTTTTACGAGGCATATCTTGAAGAGGTCCAGCGCCCCGAGCGGCACCTTGCGCCGAAGCGCGCCGGGTTCAGCGCGCCGCAGATCCTCGCTGAGTACGATGACACGGTTGAGGCCATCAGATTGTACGAAGAGCGGAAAAAAGAGCTGCTCGACAAGCTTGTGGCGATTGCTGGCGCAAAAGACGCGGCGTTCGGCGATCGAAAGCTGACGCACGTTCAGAAAGCAGGCTCGGTGTCTTATGCCAAGGCGATCAAAGAGCACCTGCCCGAGCTGGATCTTGAGCCCTATCGCGGCGCCCCGACGGAGTACTGGAGCCTGAGCAGTGGGAAAAAGAAGTGAGCACCTATTATAACGAATTCGAACCCTACGCTGCCGAGTGGCTGCGCAACCTGATCAAAGAAGGGCAAATCCCGGATGGCGAAGTCGATACTCGGTCAATTCTCGATGTTGCCCCTGATGACCTCCGGGGCTTCGTCCAGTGCCATTTCTTCGCTGGCATCGGCGGCTGGGCCTACGCCGCCCGCCTCGCCGGATGGCCCGACGACCGGCCCCTGTGGACCGGAAGCGCCCCCTGCCAGCCCTTCAGCTCCGCAGGCAAACAAAAGGGCCAAGCGGACGAGCGCCACCTCTGGCCCGTCTTCTTCGGTCTCATTAGAGCCTGTCGGCCCCCTGTCGTCATGGGAGAACAAGTTGCGGCAGCGGTTGGCAAGGATTGGCTCGACGGAGTGTCTTCTGACTTGGAAGGCATCGGCTACGCCTGCGGGGCGGTCGTTGTTCCGGCTTGTGCCGTCGATGCGCCCCATCGAAGAGATCGCCTGTGGTTTGTGGCCGACTGCGAGCGCATCGGGCTTCGAGGCGAAAGATCCGGTGCGCTTGATGGAGCGCAGGCAGGAGTGCAAGGAGCGGCACGGCAACGGGAACGGGTTTGGCCTGACCTTGGGGCAGATGGCTTGCTTGGAGGCGGCGGCTGGGATGTGGCCGACGCCAACATCGGTCAATCGCGTGCGAAGCGAGGAGACGATGGCGAAATGCGCCGCGTTCAGGAAGCGCAACGCCGGGCAGAACACGGTGCCGCTGTATCTGGGAAAGGTGGCCGAGAGGACGGCGCTCTGGCCGACGCCGGTCAAGTCGGACGGGACGGGCGGCCCTCGCCCGCCGGATGCGAAACGGGGTCCAATGCCGGGTCTGAAGGCCGCAGCAGCGCACTCGCTCTGGCAGACGCCAGTAGCGGACGACGCGGTGAACCGGGTGAAGGGCAAGATCAACTCGCGCGGGGAGCCGAAGCTGTCGGGACAGGTCGCGGCGATGTGGACGACGCCATCAGCGCGGGACTGGAAGGACTCACCGGGCATGGCAACGATTGCAGCGGACGGGCGCGTGAGGCTGGATCAGCTCCCGCGACAGGCGGCTCTGTATGGTCACGATATGCCTGGGCCATCGGAGCAGACGGAAAAGCCCGGCGCGTTGAACCCAGCATTCGTTTGCTGGCTCATGGGGTTCCCGCCCGAGTGGGACGCCTGCGCGCCTACGGCAATGCCATCGTCCCGGCGCTCGCTTCGGAAATCATAGCCGCGTATATGGAGGCATGAGTATGAAACTATGCGCGGGCTGCAAGACCGAGAAGCCACGTGGAGCCTTCTGGACCGACAAGCGTCGAAAAGACGGCCTCATGGCGAGATGTAAGTCGTGCAGGATAGTAGAAGCCCGCGCCTATGTGAAGGCGCGCCCCGACTATCACAAGTCCGTCTATGCTCGGTCAAAGGGGCAGACTCGCGAGCGGCATCTCGTGAGAAAGTACGGGGTCACACTGGCGGATTACAATGCCTTGCTTGCCAGTCAGGACGGCAAATGTGCAATTTGCCGCGCCCCGGAAGAAGATCAATTCAAGGGGGTCTTTCACGTCGATCATTGCCACTCGACAGGCAAGGTTCGTGGCCTTTTGTGCAGAGGATGCAATCACATGCTCGGGGTGGTCGGCGATGACCCCAAGCTTCTCCTGCGCGCTGTTGAATATCTCGTCCCGCAAGTCGCGGCGGAAATCATAGGGGCGTACATGGATGGGCAAGCGCAGTGACTTCGAACGAAAGCCCATGGATTTCTACAGCACGCCTCACGAGGCTGTGCTGCCGCTGCTGGCGCACCTACCAGCTGGGACAGCGTTCTGCGAGCCCTGCGCGGGGCAAGGGCACCTGATCAGTCATCTTGAGCGCCACGGGCACCGCTGCGTGGCTTCTTACGATGCTGACGCCTCGGCGCCGTACCAGCACCACGATGCGTCTTTTCTCAGCCAGGCTGACCTGCTCGGTGCCACGCATATCATCACGAACCCGCCATGGGCCCGCCCGGTCCTGCACCAGATCATCGAGCGGGGCAGCACGCTGTGCGAGACGTGGCTGCTGTTCGACGCGGATTGGATGTTTACGAAGCAGGCCCGGCCCTACCTTAGCCGGTGCCACAAGATCGTCAGCGTGGGCCGGGTCAAATGGTTCGGCAACACGGTTGGCAAGGACAATTGCTGCTGGTATATGTTCAGCAGCCCAACACAAAACAGCCCAAGGTTTTACAATGCTCAGACCATACCAGCAGGAAGCCCATGACAAGATCATGGATTGGATCCGGCGCACCACCCAGCCCTGCATGATCGAAGCGGCTACGGGCGCCGGCAAGAGCCATATCATTGCGGCATTGGCCGAGACGGTGCATGCGCGCACCGGCAAGAACGTGCTGTGCCTGGCCCCGTCAAAAGAGCTCGTTGAGCAGAACCACAGCAAATATCCCGGCAAGGCCTCGCTCTTCAGCGCCAGCGTCGGCGTCAAGTGCTTGGCGAACCCGGTGGTGTTCGGCACGCCAATGACTGTGCTGAACAGCATTGAGAAATTCGGCACCGAAATCGCGATGGTGATTGTGGACGAGTGCCATGGCATCACTCCGACGATCAAAGAGATCATAGAAGAGATCCCAAACCCCAATCTGCGGGTTGTTGGCATGTCTGCGACACCTTATCGGCTCGGCACCGGGTATATTTTCCGGCAATGGCCCGACGGATCCGCTGTGCCCTTAAAGCAGACCCGCGACCCATATTTTACGCGCTGCGTGTACCAGATCCGGGCGCGGGAGCTCATCGAACAGGGCTTCTTGACGCCGCCGCGTGTCGGCGACATCAATGCCGTGTCCTACAACACGAAGCACATGAAGCTGAACCGCATGGGCCAGTTTAGCGCTGCGGATGTCGATCGGGCCTATCATGGACAGGGCCGCAAGACCTCGGCGATCATCGCTGACATTGTGGCGCAGTCGCAGGACCGCATGGGTGTCTTGATCTTCGCTTCGACCGTCAGGCATGCCAAAGAATGCTTTGAGAGCCTGCCGCCGGAGCTGTCGGAGATTGTCACTGGCACGACGACAAAGAAGGAGCGTGAGGACATCCTGCGCCGGTTTAAGGCGCAAGAGATCAAGTATCTGGTCAACGTGGCGGTGCTGACCACGGGCTTTGACGCGACACATGTGGACGTGATCGCAATGATGCGCGGCACGGAATCAGTTGGCCTGATGCAGCAGATCATCGGGCGGGGCCTGCGGCTGCACCCGGAAAAAGCCGAATGCCTCGTGCTGGACTATGCCGAGAACATTGAGCGGCACTGCCCGGACGGTGATGTCTTCTCGCCGAAAATTGAAGTAGCACCCCTTGGATCCGATGAGGATCTGGCATGCGAATGCCCTGTGTGTATGACGCAAAACGTCTTCAAGATGCGCCCGAACCCCGATCGTTTTCGCATCAACAAGACCGGCTATTTCTGCGACGAAGATGGGATTGAGATATCCAGCGAGTACGGTCCGATTCCGGCGCATTTTGGCCGCCGCTGCCAAAGCACAGATTTGATTGAGGGCGAGCTGCGCCAGTGCTCATATCGCTGGACCAGCAAGGAGTGCAAGAAGTGCAAAGAGC